ATATTTTTACATAATTTATTATAATATAAAATTGTAAAACTGTAAGCATAATAAAAAGAGTAGATTTCTCTACTCTTTATTTATAAAAATCTAAATTTATTTCATCATAAATATACTTATTTCTATTATAGTTATGTAAATCTACTTCCATAAATTCTTTACTTTCACACTCTTTACATAAAGTAGAAAATGAACTACCTTTAGACAATATAGTTATAGGTTTTCCACAACAATCACAATAATATCCACTTCCATATTGAGAATAAAAATAATAACATTTTAATTCATATATTTGTCCTAAATAAAAATCTTTTGTTAAACATTTTATATAAGAATTTTTATAATTATCTATTAATTTTAAATTATCATAAGTTTCATTAACTAATCTTTCCAATTTAGTATTTATTTCATTATGCTCTGTTAAATCACTTTTGACACTATATAAAGGCTTTAATTTTAACCAATTTAAGACATTAATATTTTCTACATCTTTCTCATTAATAATCATAAAATTACCTCATAAACATATTTTTAAATTTAGAAAATATATTACTTTTCTCTTTTATTTGAGTTTTTTGCTCCTCACTTAAATATATCTCAGACAATTCTAGTAACTTTTCTATGTTTTTGTCTACATCTATTTTCTTAGATATATTAGGTTGAATTTGTGTTAGCTTTTCTAAAGTTAAATCACAATACTCATCCACCCAATCTGCAATATAATATAGTCTTTCTGACATCAACACATCTTTTCCTCTTTGAATAAATGCTCCAAATATTATTGGGTCTTTCTCAGGTTTACTATTTTTTCCACTTTTAGCTATATTATTATTTTTAGGTGTATAATCAGTAAATAAAATAAAGTATTCATCAAACAATTTATTCTTTTTACAATATTTAATTTTTTCTTGTACATCTTTTGGTATTGGTCTTTCAAAATTTTTCATTTCTATTAAAAAGATATGTTTATCATTTTTTAAATTTAAATTTTTAATAATATCACTTAAATCATCTTTAAAAATATAATTAGTTATTCCATACTGGATTAATTCATTTTCTCTTTTAATATTTTTTAATAAAAATGTAGTTTTTTCTATTAATTTTGTTTGTTCTATACTTAATGCACTTTCTAAAGTGTCCATTAAATTTTTTTGAATAATATCTAGTCCTTTTTTATCTATTACTTTTTTATTATTCTTAATCTCTTCAAATATTTCACTTGTAGTCTTGTCTAACATATATCTATTCCACCCCTATTTCTAAATTTTTCTTATATTTTTGTAAATAATACTCATCTCTATCTTTTTTATTTTTTATTAATGCTATTATACTACTTTGAACAAGTTTACTACTTATAAATAGATTATAAATCTCTTCAATAGAAATTTTTTCATTTAATACTGCATTTTCTAACTCTAATCTTACATTATCAATATAATATCCAAGTACACTACCAAAAACTTCTTTATAACCTTTTGGACAATAAAATTCTTTTAGTATTTCTTTTAAATTCCACCCTTTAGGAATAACATATTTATGATAAACATATGTACCTATATACTTGTCTTTATTTACTCTAGTATTAAACAACTTTTCATACCAAGATAAAGGTTTAAATAATTTGTTATATTGTTTATACATTTATATCACTTCCTTTAATAACATATAATTAGTAGCTATTCTATAAAATACATCATTTAATCTATCCATATTTATATTTTTAGATTTTAACCCATTGGCAAAATCTCCATAATTTCTTATTCTTTCTTCTAACCAATTTTCTACATCAGATTCTAATATTATTAAACTATCTTTATTCATTTTCTTTCTTTCTATTAAGTCTACAATATATTGAGTAAAAAGTTTACCATTTTCTAATCTAGTAGTATCTAAAATAGCAGGTATATTATCCATTATGTCTAATGTAGGAAATTCTCCATCTCTAATCATAGAATGACAATAAAATAAACATCTAAATATATTTAATAAGTGTTTTACTTTAATAACTTTATCTTTCTCTACATATTTAATATGTGATTTTAAATCTTTTTTAGCCATTCCTGTATAATGATATAAACATTTTTTAACATCAAAATACTCATCTGCTACTTCTCTTAATTCATTTATATAGTAAAAATTACTATAAGCATTGTCTACATTTAACCATTCTAAAATATTAGGGTTAGACTTACTTATTAATTTTAATGCTTTATCTAAAGAATACATTTGTAAATCTATTTCTAAATCATTTCCATAAAAATTGCTAGAAAAACAATCTTTATTTCTTTCTAATTTTAAATAGTTATTTAAAGGTTCTACATAAATACCTCTTACATCTATATCACTATCTATACTAGAATAACCATACACTCTACTTCCATTAGGTACTACACATAAAAATTTAATATTTCTATTATTTTTATATCTAGTAATAATATTTCTTACATCTTCTCTTTGGCTTAAAAACATACACACATCACTCCTTTTTTTTAATTTATACTTGTTATATTTTAATCATATCTATTACATTTTCTTAATTGATTTCTTCTTTCTATTTTTCTAGGTTGATTAATATAAAAATTATGAAAAGGTACTTTTACATACTTTAATTGATAAACTCTAAACATTAAACCAAATAAACCTACCCTATACATTTCTTTAATTAAACTTGGGTATTCTACTATTGACACCATATTATTTACTCCTTTTATAAAGACCAACTACTATACATACTAATACTATAAGGACATCTTTGCCATAATGACTTATCTAATAATTCTATGAAAGTATTACATTCAAAAAATGTTTTTATATCTAATTCACACCCTAATAATTTTGTATCATTACAACTTATATTTAAAATAATACTTTCCATATCAAATCTTATACCTCTAATATAAAAAGTTTCAATTTTATCTGTAAAATGATTTCTTACTTCTCCTACATAACAATATTTATTAGCAAGGTATTTATATTTATTTATATTGGAATACCCATAATGTAAAGGATACATAATATGCCCCCAGTTAAGTTCAGGATTCCACATATCTTCACCTTTATCTTTTATATAACACTCTACTTCTGCACTTAAATTTGCTTTTTCTATTAAATTTTTAATATGTAGAAATACTTTCTTAAAACCTTTTTTAAATGGATAAACTTCTTCATAATCATCACATTCTTTATAAACTTTTAATCTTTTCATACTATCAACTCCTTTAATTTTTATTATAACCTATTATAGCATATTTATAAACTTATGTCAATATTTTTTTTGTAAAATAAAAAGAGAGTAGTATTTACTCTCTTTCATTATAAATATTTTCTACATTTAACATAAATTGTCTTAATTCATCTTCATCTATTATATTCATAAAATCAACATATAATTTATTGAATTTTTCAAATATATCAATCTTTCTTTTACCCCACATAGCGAATATATCTAAAATTTCTTTGATTGTGAAATTATGAACTTCATCATTTTTCAATCTCCATTCAGTTATATCCGTTAATTGTGTTAGTCCTAGAGTAACTCCTAATGCTCTTTCTTTAAAATTCTCTATGTCAACAGGTAACATTCTAAACACAAAGTCATTATATTTAATATCTTTGTGCATTGCACTGTTTCTTATTTCAAATAGTTTTTGTTCTAATGATTTTTTCCATTCAATAAAATCAAATTGCCACTCAAAATCTTTCCAATACCAAAACCAATCATCTTGTTTTGGTTTTTCTTTATATTTTATTTCGTTATTTTCTATGTATTCTCCATCTTGTAATGTATATTCTTTCCAAATATATTGTTCATATTTGGTTTTTTCTCTAATACAATCTTTTTCTTTGTCATAGAACATACTAAAAGATGGATATTCTTCTCCTACCCAATAACAAACATTAGGTTGGTTTACTTCTTTATTCTCATCAACGACATCTAATAGTTGCCATTCATTTAATTTTGCTTTTTCTTTATCAAATATATATTTACTCATTATTAACCTCACATATACTATTATAAATATTATTTCCAAATTGAAGGGTCTTGTAAATTAATTTCTTCTATCCTATACATTTCAGGATTATTATATAAATCATAAGCATATGTATAATTTTCAAATTTTGGAGAAATAATATGTTTTTCTTCATTACTTATATTTTTAAACCATAAATCTAATCCCATTGTAGCATTTGGTTTTAAATTATTAATATCTATTTTATCTAAATTCTTAAAAGTTAATATAATACCAAAATTCCACCCACTATAACTACTTATTAAAAAATCTTTGATAAAAAATATGAATGGAAAATCATGAGAAGAACCATTTTTATTCATAGCTTGAAATCCTAGTAATCTAACATTACCATTTATTGTAGCTTTTCTTTTACTCATAGATGGTTGTTCATTATTATTATCCTCTCCATAATCATTATAAGTATTATTATATTTTATATAATATGCTACAGGCATAGCTTGATTTTTAAGTATATGTTTATCTTGTTCTGTCTTCAATCCATATTTTATATATATTTCTTCTTGAAGCCATTTATGAAATAAAAATGCAGTTAAATTACTTTGATGTACATTTTCTAAATAAAAATGTAATTGTATAATATATGGGAATCTAAAATATATTTTATTCATTTTATTCACTAAATCTAATTTATTACATCCCCACAATGACATATATTTACTCGCATCTCTACTCCAAGTACCATTAGCATCATTCTCTTTAACATTATTAGCAAATCTATTTACATCTATATCACTAGCTTTAATTGGTCTATTAATATTTTTTATTGGAGTTCTTAATATTTCATGAAATTGACTAAACTTAAATGCCATTTTTAATCCCCTTAATTTCTTCTTTCAACTCCTTAATGGCTTCAATCAATAACCCAATCATATTTCCATAAGCAACAGTCTTATATCCATCTTCTCTGTCTTGTACTACCTCTGGCAATACTTTTTCAACTTCTTGTGCAATAACTCCAGTTCTTCTCTTATTATTCATATCATAAGTATACCCACTTAATTGGCAAACTTTATCCAAAGAATTTTCTATTTTCTCTATATTACTTTTTAATCTAATATCACTAAATGCTGTTATATCTCCACTAGATATAATTTCATCTTGTGCTATTAACTTATTTTTAGCATTTAATGTACCACAATAAATATTTGCATAATTAGTGGTATCCCCCTTACCAAAATGAAAATCTGAAATAGTAGTATTCCCATCTATTAATTCAGGGTTAAACCAAAAATTAGCATTATCACTTAAAAATGTTGCACTATTATTTGAATTAAATTTTATTCTTAAATTAGAACTGTTGGATTCACTTGAATTAGGGTTATTTGATTGATTTTGTGAACCTATACCAAATTTTGCTTTAAATTTAGAAATTTCAACAGATGAAGCATTAGTATCATTGATTATTTTATTTAATATATCTACTCCATTAGGTAAGTCTGCACTAGGTATAGTAAATTCTTTTCTAGTATTATTACTTAAATCTACAATCAATTTTTTATCTTGTTGTGTAATATTAGTAATACCTACACCATCTACACCTTTAGCCCCATTTAACCCTTTTTCTCCTCTGTCTCCTTTTTGACCTATTAGGGTAGGTATACCTACCCAATTTCCACTTGTATCTTTTATATTCAATATATAAGCCTTTGCCATATTATTGTGTCAACCCCCTAATTAAATTTTGTAAGTTTTCAGGGTAATCATCATCAGTATAATATATGATGTTAGAACATCTTAAATCTACATACCCATTATCTGCATATTCTGTACTCATTATATTAAATCTTATTTGATTACCATCTGAATTAGGTGCAATAAATATACTTCCTAATAATACACCTGAATCGTGAAATAAAGGAGTATATATAGGATAAACACTTCTAAGTCCATAAGGAATAGCAAATTGAGTAAGATTAGTCTTATTTGTTAATCTTAATTGTAAAGCAGTATTCCCATTATATGTATACTTTCTAGCACTAGAACCATTAACTTCTGCTTTTGGTTTTAATCTAAATAAATCCCATTGAAGTCCACCAAAGTTTAGTATAACCCAATTATCTATTCTTCTAATTCTTATTTTACCATCTAATACTTTTGAAGTAAATTCTATTGTTCCAGTATCCCCTTTGATTACTTTCCAATCTGTATTATTATTTCCTGTCTTTAACCATAAGTAAGCTCCATTAGTTTTAGCTTTATCTAGGTATAAAGTATTTACCTCTGCTTGAACTACACCTTTAGGACTTCCAGTTCCTTTTATAAGTTTAGTATTATCACTAGAACCTTGAGAACCTTGTTGTAATAAGGATTCAATATCTATACCATTTTCTGTAGGTTTAATCCAAACATCATACTCTGCTTTATTAGGTTCTGTTTCAGATACAATTACACTATTATGTCCTCTTTCTCCTCTTAACCCTTGTACACCTTGTTCTCCCTTTAATTCTTTATATGTATATGTAGACTCTGTATCTTTTTTGATACCTAATTGAGTACCATTCCAATTAAAATCAAGAGAAGTACCAGTATCTCCTTTTAAGCTAGGTAAATTGATTTCTTTATTTACACCATTAACTTGATATGTTAGCTTTCTATCTACAGTGTTATAATCTAAATTTTTAACTATAGTAGTATCTTTGCTTTCATACAAAGTATTTCCTTTATTTTCTACTATTGTTTCTATATTTGCAGTAGATAAATTTACATAAGAACTTAAATCTATGGTTTTATCTATATTATTTTCTTTATATGTGATAATGTTATTACTAAATCTAATATCAGTAATAATTTTTTCTTTTAAATTATCTAAATCAGATTTTTCTGCTTTTAGTCCTAATTGTGTTAATATTGTGTTTATTTTGTTAGGGTCATTGCCTAATGCTTCTGCTATCTCTTGTAATGTATTTAAAGATTCAGGAGCATTGCCTATAATTTTATTTACTTCTGCTTGTACATCTGTTATTTTTAAAGCAGTGGCTTTATCTTGTTTTAAATTAATATCATTAGTTAGATTTAATTTGTCTGTTGCATAAGTAGAATTATCTACTTTTTCATTTAATTCTATTTTCTTTGCATAATCTGTTAAAGTAGATTTATCTGCTTTATTATTAATTTCATTACTTAAATCTGTTGCAGTACCTACATAAGTACCTTTTTCTAATTTAGATGATATAGTAGGTACATATTCTGTATCTATAGTGCTTTTAACTTGTTGAATAGTTATACCTTGAGGTAATTCTATAGTTTTTTCAATATTATTTTCTTTAAACTTTAGATTATTACCTACTAAATTTAATTCTGTAGTTGCTTTTGTTAATTTAGCTATATTGCTATCTATTAAATTTTTTAAATCTTCTGCCGTTGTACTCTCAGATAGATTACCCCTAGATAATTTACTTTCTATAGCAGATTTATATAGAGGGTCAGTTATAGCTTTAACATCTTGTTCTGTAATAGTTGTACTTGGTAAATCTATTTCTTTTTCTTGACCATCTGATAAAGATATTACTAATTTATTATTTTGTTTTTTGACCTCAGTTATACTTATACCATTTGCTCCACTTACAGTAGGTATATTTACTTTCTTTTGTGTACCATTAGATAAGTCTATAGTCAACTCTGAGCCTATTACAGAAATATTATCTATACCTACTCCATCATTTCCATTATGACCTTGTAAATTAGGTAAATTTATAGTTTTTACACTATCATCATCTAATTTTATATTTAGATTATTTCCTACAAGAGTTATTTCTTTTATTCCTATACCTTTTTCCCCTTGTAGCCCTTGATTTCCTTTTAATTCCACATAGGTATAATCTGTTTCTGTAGATTTTTTAACACCTAATCTAGTACCTTGCCAATTAAAATCTAAAGATACACCTTGTTCTCCTTGAACACCATTTAAACCATTATCTCCCTTTTGTCCTTTTAAATCTGTATAGGTATAATCAGTGTCTGTTGATTTTTTTATTCCAAGTTGTGTTCCATTCCAAGTGAAGTCTAAACTAACTCCATCTCTACCATTTGTGGTTGATGTTCCACCAGTTGTTCCACTATTAGATGATATTGGTAATTCAAATTCTTTCTTTTGACTATTAGTCAAGGTTATTACTAATTTAGTTCCTATTTTTTCAATATTAGAGATACCTACTCCATTTTCTCCATTTAGACCTTGAGTTCCGTTATCTCCTTTTATAGTAGGTATAGTAAATTTTTTATTTGTACCATTTGATAAGTTTACTGTTAGTTCAGACCCTACACTTGCGATGTTTGTAATTCCTACACCATCATTACCTTTTAATCCTTGTTCTCCTTGTAATATAGGTAAAGTTATTACTTTTATTGACTCATCATCTAATTTTATAGATAAATTATTACCATTTATAGAAATATCTTTTATACCTACACCTTTTTCTCCATTAATTCCTTGAAGTCCTTGAATACCTTGAGAACCTTTTAAATCTACATATGAGTAAGAGCTTTCAGAAGATTTTTTTATACCTAGTTTAGTTCCTTGCCATTCATAATCTAAAGAAGTACCATTATTACCTTGTAAACCTTGAGAACCTGTATCTCCTTTTTGACCTTTCAAAGAATTTAAAAAGTCTACTTCTGTACCTACATTACCTTTTTCTAACCATAAGTCATATGCAGATTTACCTTGTATACCTCTTTGCCCTTGCTCTCCTTTATCCCCTTTTTGACCTTTTAATTCTGTTTTGTGTGTATTAACATAATCTCTAACAGTATTTGTGATTAAAGAAGTTAAATCTAATTCCTTAATAGAATTATCAGACAATGTAAATTTGATTTTAGAGTTATTTAATTCACAATCTTTAAGGAGTACACCTAAAGGAACTTGTGTTTTAACCTTGTTTATGACATCTTCTTTTATCTTTTCTAATTGAGCAGGTGTTAAAGGGTTATTTGTAGAGCTACCAAAACCATTTTTTAAAATATAGTCTAAAATTAGATTACAAGCCTCTACTAAAGGAAGGACTCCCTTATCTGTTCCTGATAGTTGAGTGTATATACTACTCATAGCTTCAGAAGTTGATAACATTGTATTTCCCACTGTATATCCTCCGTTCTTTATTTATATTAAAGCTAGATACATACTATATCTAGCTTTTTCTTTCTTTATCTATATGACTTGCCATTTGTACAGTTAATTCTTGTACCATTTCAGTCAATTTATCCATCTTTGATTCCAAAGTATATAATTGTTTGTTCATTTGAGTTATTTGTATGTCGTGAACATTTGTATCTATTTTGTCTTTAATCATAGATATTAATTCTATCTTTTCTTGTTTCCAATCATTTTTCATTTTTTCTTGTGTAGTTAAAACCCATTTAGTATACCCAATAAATGCTCCTAATATTGTACATAAAATTTTAAACCATTCACTAAAATTTAGTGTTTCCATAATTATTACCTCTCTTTTATAAGCTATTAATAAATGTTATTAAGACTTTTACATAATCATCTATAGATAGTACATTTTCCTTATTGTTAGCAAAGAAAGGCTCTAATAGAATATATATACCTTTAGAGTTGCAGATTCCATACCCTCCTCTATCTTTTTCTGTTTTGATTGGTATTGTACCCATTATATTATGTTTAGGTCTATATTTCTTAATAGCTTCAAAATATTTATCTATAATTTCTTTTGCTTTCTCATTTTTATAATAGTATAAGGCTAATGCTCCATTTGTAGAAGTATCTTCTACTTTAGCAGGAGCATTAAAGTGTAATTCTAAAGCTAGTTTATACTTATCTTTTTCTAAATTAGTTAATAATTCTTTCATTTGAAAAGTATAACTAGGGTGTGGTTTTCTAAATAATATTTTTATATTATATTTTAATTCATTACTCATAGCCAAAACTTTATTTGCTACTTCTAAATTATAATCATATTCAGATTGTTGTAATACATTAGAATAAGCACCCTTAGATACACTATTATGCCCAACTATTAGCACTACTGTTTCTTTTTCCATTATCTAATCTCTCTTATTTGATTTCCATATTTATAGTTCACATAACTTTCACTAAATCTTGAAATTGTTTTAGAACCGAATAAAAACATTATAATAGTATCACATATACCTACTAAGGTATTATCTATAACCATTATAGGTGGTATTTTGTGAGCCATAGCATACCCTAATTCTACGAAGTAATTTACACTAAACATTAATAATAACATAAATAGGAATGAAGGTATAACTAAGTCTTTAATTCTACCTAGTTTATCTATATAATTTCCTCTCTCTTTTAATTCTTCTATTTGTAAATTACCTAGTTTTTCAAGTATTTCTCCTTGTGTCTTTTCGTCTGTAGGTAAAAAAGGTTTAATAATATCTACAATACTATTAAATAATTTTCCACCTAGAAATGATGCTAAAAAATTCATCTAATCTCCTTCTTTCTTTATTTAGATTTATTATACTTATTCCAAGCAAATCTACCAAATAATCTTACACTAAAATAAAATAGATAAGAAACAACCTTATTTACTCTATCTTCTAACATACATTCTAAAAAGATTTCATCACAAATTTTCCTATCTATAAATTGTGTCTTATACAAAAAATCGTGTATAATAGCACTATCTGTCCATTTATGAAAAGGTGGAAAAATACCCCATAAAATTCTAGGAATACTAGCTCCATCTGAAATGAACCCTTTAGGAATTTGAACAGTTATATTCTCTCCTATTTTTCTAGTGTAATTCTCATATATACTTACCTTATTAGTTTTATGTATAACTATTGGTATTGACATTTAATTCTCCTTGTGCAAATAAAAAGAATAGACAACTCTACTAATTGTCTATTCAATATATAACTTTGATATTTTTTATGTCAACTATTTATTAAAATTATATGAATTTATAGCTTGTATTAAATCCATCAATAAATTTTCTGTCTTTTCATAAACTAATAAATTACTACTTAAATCTCTATAAGAGAATCTAATAGCTCTTTTTAAATCCTCAGAAGTTTTAGCATTATTTAGTAAATCTTCTTGAATTTCTAGTTGTAATACTAAATCATAATTAGGGTTTAATAAAGATATTTTTATATAAGGTGTATAATCTAACCCTCTCTCTATTGAATTACATTCTTTAAAAATTCTAACACATTGTATATAATTATAAGTATGTTTTTCTCTTAATTTTTCTAAAATTTCTGTTAAAAAGTTTATTTTTATTTTTTGATGTTTACCAAAGAAATACATAAAATCATAACAATAAGCTCTCTCTAAAGATTTTATCTCTGCTCTATGATTTATAGATGTAGAATATGTATACACATCTAAATTATTAACTTTACAGTATATACTCACTTTATTCTCTTTATATTTATCTCCTTTATATATGAAATCTACTCTTACAGAGTTTTTATCATCTTGACTGACTTTTATTTTTTCTAATAATAACTCTTTATTTAGGTCATTACAACTAGATATAGGTATTTGTAAATCCTTAGTAGCAGTTTTTGTATTTAAAAGCCAATTTACAAATTCTACAAAAGTATTTACTTCAAATAAATTATTATATTCAAATTCTAATTCTACATTGTTAGCTATAGTTCTATATATTGAATCTTTCATAGTTATATCTCTCCTTGTTCTTTAAATTTATTTAAATAAGTATCCAACAACCCTTGTGATTTTAATTTATAGAATTTATTTCTTATAGCAGAAATTGGTCTTTCTAGTAGTAAGGCTATATCTCTATCTCTATATAAGCCCCCAATTTTCAAACCTACCAATTCTATTAAATCTTTGTTTGTCCATCCCTTATTTTTTTTAGTCATTAAATCCTCTGAATATAATTCTCTAGTTTTAAAACCTTCTTTACTACATCTATATTTTATACCATCTTCTATAAAGTAGTATTTATTTTCTTTATCTTTTTTTACTTCTCTAAGTTCTGATACTAATTTTCTATTTTTTAGTATATATGGGTGTTTTTTCTGATACCTACTTATAATACCTTTCCACATACACTCATTACTACAATTTTTTGTTCTCCTATCTTTAGTGTTAGTAACTTGTACTAATTTTCCACATATTTGACAATAGAACTCTCTAATAATTTCTTTTTCCACACATTCCCCTTTCCATTTTTTATCTTATATATCTTATTTAAGCCCTACATAATTTTTTACTGCATTGATTAAATTCATATCCTTAGTATAATAACGAGTTACTTTATAACAATCAGAATAATTATAATTTAATTTATACAATCTATATTTACCATTGACTAAAACAGTTTTATAATATATACTTCTTTCTCCATCCCACACTTTAATAAATACATCAGGTAATTTACCCCAAATATTAAGAATTTTCATTGCTATATTTCAACCCCTTTCTTTCTAATAAAGTTTTCAATAAAACTATACAACTAATAAGAGTAGTATTTTCTTGTTGAGTTTTAATTATATCTGTTAAACCATTTTGCTCCTCTATTGACCATTTTAATGTATATTTTCCGTTATTCTTTACTTTTAAATATATTGTAGCAACTACAGTGTAATTATCATTTATAAGTTGAATTTCAAAGTTTCTATCTTTTTTATAAATTACATATACATTATTACATAAAGTTCTTAAATTATCTACATTTTGATAACTTAAAATGTCAGTTAATTCACTATGATAAGATATTTCACATAAAAATTTAAGTATTCTATTCTTAATTTTTTGAATAGTATTATTTACTTGTAATATGTGATAATATTGTTCATTTTCTTTTTTATCGTTTAAATACACATAATGTACTTCTAACTTATAAGCTAAATTTTTAAATCTAAGCCCACTCTCATCATACCCTATTACTAATTTATCTAATGTTTGTTCTATTATGGCTTCAACTCTCCAATCAGTACCCATAATCTCAAACTTCACATCTTTAAAAGTTAAACCACAATGAGCTAATTCATTTCTTGCTATGAATTTTATATTACTTACAGTATTTTCTCCTAAAGGGTTGAACATCATATACCACCTCCTAAAAATATTTTAAAACCAATTTAATGATTACAAAACCAATAAAACCTATAGTTAAACTTTCTACCTTATCACTATCTTTTTCATACTTTATAAATTTAACTACAGAAAATAAACATAATAAACACCCTATAATCAAACCTAATATTTTAATCTTCATACCTCCTATCTTCACTTTATAGTATTATTATAGCATAATATAAAAATAATGTCAAGTAAAAAATAGGGTATTTCTACCCTATTTTTAATATTATTCTAAATTTATAAATGTATTACTTCCATTTCCTTGAACTTGTGGAAGTTTTCCATCCCATTTTTCAATAGCCATCTTTCTTAAAAGTTGAGGACTTAATGAATTACTTTCTATTGCATTGGCTTTAGCTTTTAACTCTTTTTCTTTTAATTCATACTCTGCTAATTTAACTCTATTCTCTTGTTCCACTAATAACTTTTGTTGATGAGCTTTAGCAGTTTCTACTTCTTGTTCTGCTACTTTTTTCTTTTCTATTGCTCTCTCATAATCATCACTGAAATCGTGATTTACTAAACTAACATTACTAACAGATATTCCATAAATAGCGAAATCATCTTTTAAATCTTCAAATATCAATTTTGAAATTTCTGCCCTTTTACTTACAAACTCTTCTATAGTGTATCTTGAAATAGTAGCTTGAACTATCTCTTTAACTCTTGGTCTAATAAATCTTTGTTCATATTTAGATTGAAAAGCAGTATATAATTTTAATGGGTCAGTTATACTAGCTTGTACTGTAAACTCTAATTTTATACTCTGCATATCTTTAGTGGATACTTCTAATGTAGTATCCATTTCATCTGTTTTACCAAATATATAAGTTTTTTCTCTTGTTTCTATATACTTTCTACTTTGAACAAAAGGTATTTTAAAATGTAATCCCTCTGTTTCTATCTTAGATACTTTACCAAAATTACTAATAATAGCGACTTCTCCTGTATCTACAGTATACCCATTCCAAAATAATAAAACTACTAAAATAATAACAATTCCACCAAAAATTCCATATTTAACTTCTCTAGGCACTAAAAATCACTCTCCTCTTGTAATTGTTTTAACTCTAATTTAATATTTTTTAGTTCATCTTGATATAAAAATAGCAATACTTCCTTATCTTTATCTGTTAATAGTTTAATTTGTTGTTCTAAATAATTTTTTCTTTCATTTAAAGAATAAATATATTCTTTAATATTTTTAAAATCTTGTTCATCTTCATATTGTATAAATTGTAAAGAGTGAGGATTACAACCTCTAATGTTGTGAGTAAACCCATTTTTAATCTTATATACTAAAACAATTTCTTTATCCAAACAATTATGACATATAAAAGCATAACTATTTATTTCACTTAAATAAACTTTATGAAATCTACCTTTAAGTTCTTTACCACAAACCTCACATTTCATTTATCACTCTCCAATATAAATTAATTTTTCAATATAATCTTTATCCTCTTTAAAAATAGGTATTTCAGTATCTAACTCCCAACCTTTATTGGTTTTAATACAACAAGTACCTCTCTTTTCACTTGTAGTGTAAGAATGATAATTCACTTTAATATTATCTAACATATCTACAATATCTTGTCCACTTTTATTTTCTAACTCTTTACGAGTAAAATAAGCTCTACCTATCATTTGTATTGCATTTTTAATGGCATCTTGTTGCCTCCAAACAAAATAATTATTTACTTCCTCTTTTTGTAAATTAAAAGCTCTACTATCAAATATAGGTAAACGAGAAATATTACTATATAAGTTATTTTCATATATAATATCTCTATTATTATTTTGTTTAGCTTTAATTCTATAATCTAATAAATTTAGGCTAAATTGTTGATTAAAGTATACACTTGCTAGACTAGAAGTAATACTAATAATTTTACTTAAATTATTATCAAACCAAGCACTTGTTTCAAAAGTATCATAATCTATTAGTAACAAACTTATCTCATCAGATTGACAATACCCAAGTACACAACCTTGTACATTCTCACATAGATATTTCATAGTATCTTGCATAGATTCCATAAATATATGGTCAAAGGGTTTTTTCATTCCTTTTGTGAATGTGTGAAAGGCTTTACCATCAATTCTAACTATTACAGGGGTTCTACACATTAAATAGTGTCTAGTAACATATTCATATTTTTTCATTCTCTCATCTAGTTTCATTATATTACCTCCAATTTAATATTTTTACTTATATTTAAAATGTTCTCTAAAACATAAGATATTTTTTTATATAATTTGATATTTAAAGTTGTAATAGTAGAGATTAAAGTTAATTTCAATTTAAAATCTACAAATTCATAATCAAACCAAAATTCTGAACCTTGATATAATATATATAGTTTTATATCTTTACACTCTTGTTTTAATTCAACTTTATCAAATATAGTTTTTAAATTATCTACTAACAAATCAAATTGATTAATTAAATTTTGTTTATTAATATATACTTTTCTAAGATTTCTTATGTCTGTAAGTTTAGCTAGATAACTATAACTTAATACTTCATTAGATTGTAAACTACCCCCATAAGTATACTCTTGTAAGTCTAGTAACATCATTAAAAGTTTATAATGTTCTTTTTGACAAGTTCCTTTTAATGTATCTACTTTTTCTTGACAATGTTTTACTGCTATTTCTAAATCTTCTTTTAAATACTCCATATGACCCCCTTTTTAATATTATTTTATAAATTAGTTATTACTTTATATTCTTTAGCTTTTTTATTATATAATTTCTTTTTATCAACTAAATCTTTTGTGTATTCAATATTATCTAGTCTATATATCAAGGTATCTATAGCTAAATCTCCAAAATCACAAGCTATCCATTTTCTATTTAACTTTTCTGCTACCACACAAGTTGTACCACTTCCTGAGTAAAAATCTAAAATAATATCATTTTCCTCACTACTAGCTTTTATGAATATTTTTATCAAGTCCTCAGGCTTTTGTGTTGGGTATTTAGTGCCTATAACTTCACGATTATTACCTCTTGCAATATTCGTAGGTACTTCCACTCAATCTCTAGGGATACCATAATTAATACTAAAACCTTTATCATCTCCACAATTAAAAATTGCTTTTTTAGATAAATGTTTTGAACTAACAAAACCATTATCATCTGCATATTTACCAAATCTTTTTATTGTACTCTCACTTGCAGGGAAGTCATTTCTATCTACATGTATTTTATGTTTTGGTTTTGCATAAAAAAGAATTGTGTCGTGATTTTTAGCAAAAGTTTTAGATGATACTTTTACTCCTGTTTTATAACACCAAACAATTTCATTTCTAAAATTGTCTATGCCAAAAAGGGTATCACACATAACCTTAACATAATGACTTATTCTACTATCTAAGCGTATGTATATAGCACCATCCTCAGAAAGTAAATCCCAAGCTAAATTTAACCTTTTACCTAAATTATCTAAGTAAACTTCTAAAGAATCTTTATCCTCATAGGCTTTTACACCTTTTTTATTATAAAAGGTTAAACCTGTTGTATAAGGTGGGTCTATATAAATCATTTTTATTTTTCCACATAAATTAGGTATATCAGATGACCCTTTCTTTAGACTTTCTAAAACTTCTAAATTATCTTGTTTTAAAATTAAATTAGTAAACAATTAAACACCTCTCTTTCTATTCAATTTTTATATTATAATTATAACATATAACAAAGTAAATGTCAAGAAATATTTTTATAAAATAAAATAGAGATATTTTGATTATATCTCTATTTAGTGATGTATATGATATTGTTTGTTTAATTTATTCTATTTGAAGCCATATTAAAATACTCTGCATCTTTTTCAATACCTATGAATTTTCTATTTTCTAAAAGACAAGCTACCCCTGTAGTTCCACTGCCCATAAAACAATCTAAAATTAAATCATCTTCATTTGTATGAATTTTAATTATTTGCCTCATTAACTCTAAACTTTTTTGAGTAGGGTGTCCTACTTTTTCTTTACCACTAACTACAGAAGTTGTGAATGTAGACCTTAAATATGAAACATCATCAGGTTTATTAAAAGTCCATTTTGCATTTTTCTTAACAGACCAAACTGCAAACTCTGTATCTTGTACATATCTTCTATTTATATTTCTTGGCATAGGATTTGATTTTTTCCATTCTATTATGTCCTTAACAACAAAATCATTTTTTTCTAATTCATCTATGATATAACTTATATATCTATAAGAACAAAATACGATAAAACTTCCATCATCTTTTATTAAAGATGAATACAATTTTATCCAATCAAACAAATTAAAGTCTTTATCCCACTCTCCAAAATCTACACCTTGTCTTTTGGCATTTTTCATAGTAGAAAAATTATTATCTTTTGAGATGTTATAAGGTGGGTCAGTTATAATTGCATCTACTTTAATTTTTTTATCTTTTAAGAAATTTATCACATCATAAGCATCCCCTTGTATTAAGGAATATTTATCTTTCTTGTTTAACATATTCATATACCACTTCTCCTTTATTAATTATGTTATCATTATAGCATATTTATATTTATAAGTCAAGAAATATTTTTATAAGAGAAAAGAGAGGTATATAACTTACCTCTCTTTTGGAGTATCTCTGCTAAAATTATCTGTTCCATTTCTAAAGCATTTATCGTCTATCGTTTCATTTTTAAAGCATTTATAAAATTTCGTTTATCTAACTAATTCTTTAACTGAACTAGAGAATTTAAACTTTGGAGAATTGTGTGCTTCAATAGTAATTTCTTCTCCTGTTTGTGGGTTTCTTCCTTTTCTTTCTGCAACTTCTTTAACAGTGAAAGTTCCTAACCCATAAAATGCAACTTCATTTCCTTTTTCTAGTTCCTCATTGATAACATCTACTAAACCTTTTAGGAATTGTTCATTTTCCTTAATAGTAGCTCCTAAATCTCTTTCTGCAAGTTTTCTTGCAACATCTTTAATGTTTAATTTTTCCATTGATTTTCTCCTTTTCTTTTTAATTTGTACTTTATAAAATATAAATTGACAGAACTTAGTAACAAATAACAGTACAGGTGTAAAATTCTCTACACGAATAATGTAATGGGTCTAAAAGTTAAAATAAAATTGGTAGCTTTATTCTTCTTATATTTAATATAAATTGTTCGTTTGCAGTAAAGTTCTGTATATTTTTTGCCTAAAGTAGACAGTTGCAATTTAAACTCTTTCCAAATAAAAGTTGATTATGTGTAATCATCATTGCAGTTAGCAACTGTATATTATAAGTTTACAGAAGATTTTAATTAGCTTTTTATATTACAATTATAATGCTCGATTAGAATTTAATTTGCAGTAATCTTCTGTATAATATTTTGAAAGAACATATATTTGTATTTATAAATTGACTTTTTACATTAACCAAATAGTAGTTGCAGTAATGTTCTTTATATTATAAGTATATCATATTATTTTTGATTTGTCAACTATTATTTTAATATTTTAATAAAACATTTGAAAATAATATTAAAAAATTATTAAAATCTATATAAGAATAAAATTTGTCATTTAATTCTAATATAGGAGCAGACATAATTCTTGATTTAGAACCTATAATCATAAGTTCTTTTTCATCTTCAACTACTTCAAACTCAATATTATATTTAGTTAGTATATTTTTGAGTTTAGAGCAATTTGGACAATCTTCTTTAGTATAAATTTTCAACATATCTTAATTTCCTTTATAATTTTTATTCGCCATATATCAGACTCGAACTGATAACTTTCTATAATCCATAAGGCTTTAACCAGTTAAGCTATATAAACCTATGGTATATAGTAGGACTCGAACCTACATCTTTTATTTCTACTTATAGACCCTCTACCGATTGAGGTAATATGGCATATTATGGTCAGTGAGAGAGGAATCGAACCTCTGACTTCTTGTTCCCAAAACAAGTGTTCTACCTACTGAACCACTCACTGATATGGTTGCAGGTCTTGGTAATGCTCCAAGTTCTCTAGGGAATGAGCCTAGTGAGGTACTTTTCCTCCAACCTGCGATAAGTTTTGGTGTGGTAAGTGGAAATTGAATCCACTCTCCAAGTGCCACAAACTTGTGTGCTAACCTTTACACTATTACCACCATATGTTGCATTTTTAAACATAATAACTTGATTTAAGGAAACAAGTAAAAATGCTAAACTCCACAACCCAATGTAGTCTAAAACTTTTATGTGTAAGAAAGCCACCTACATTATTTGCTTTTTTTAAATATCAAGTGCAAAAGGTTGGACTTGAACCAACAAACCATTAGCTAAATGTATCTTACCCTTTGATTACTCTTGCATATATAAGTAGTCAGGTCAATTATATAGTAACGACATCATGAGTAGTTAATATCTTTTCCTGTAAATTCCCTAATATAAATTTTCTTATATAGGTATAAAACCTACTACTATCAGTTTTTTGCATTAACTAGCTAGTCAATAATCATATACTAAAAATGGGAGTGGTCTAATTTAAAATATTGACTAGCTAGTTAATTACTCATTTTTACTTATGTAGGACAAATGAGTACAAAACCTACCTATATTGTTATTACTGTTGAGGCAGTAAATAAACCTACTATTTTTAAGATATAAATAGCAAACTCATTTTATAGTCTTGTGGACTAGGCAAACTATACAATGTAAGGGAGTTATTTTCAAAACCTTATCATAAATGTTTACCCTTTACTTACCTATAACCTCTATTAAAATAACTCAAAATAATAAAGGCAACTTTGGTAGTCAAAAGTTTTAATGTAAATGAAATCTCATTCTCTCCAAATATTCATCTTACATAGTAATTATAACATAAGAACTAAACTTTGTCAAGCAATTTTATTAAATAATTAATAAAAGTTCTATATTTTTGTTATTTTACATTGGTATTATTAATAAAAATATTTTGTAAAGGTTCTCCTTTTAATCTTTTAATCGCAATATTATAATAATTCTCATCTATTTCACAACCAATAGCTTGTCTATTTAACTCTTGACAAGCTAATAAAGTTGAACCTACACCACAAGCAAAGTCTAATACTACTTCATTTTCTTTGCTAGAATTTTCTATTAATATTTTCATTAATTCAACGGGTTTCTCTGTATCGTGAATGTTATTTCCATTTTTATCCTTAGTTTTGATATTAGGTACATTTAGAATATCACTTGTACCACAATTATTAATCTTAACACCCTTGCCTTTTCTAAAGAATAAAATATATTCAAATTGACTCATATAATACTGCCCCATTATTTTATTACCCTTATTCCATATAAGAGATTTTATAAAATGAAAACCACTATCTTTAGCCACATTAAGATAATTATGTAAATTTATATGATTACACATTATATAGCAATGTCCACTCTCTTTTAAAAGTTCATAACAATATTTAAACCAATCTTTACAGTCTAAATCATTATGTTTAAAAACTTTTCCTTGTCTATTTATTTTCTTTTGTAACATTCCACCACTATTACCTGCACTACCTCTGCTTGTTACTTTATAAGGTGGGTCGCATACGATTAAATCTATCTTATTAGCCATTCCTATATCTAATAATTTTTGCATAATAACAAGACAATCATCATTATATAATTTTATTTGTTTATTTTCACTAAAATAATAATTCATAATTCTAACCTCTTTTTAGTATTCTCAAAATTATTTAATTCCACATCACAACCTATAAAATTTCTATTCAAGTTTTTACAACCGAGTGCAGTAGTTCCACTACCCATAAAACAATCTAAGACTACATCTCCTATCTTAGTGTGTAAAGATATTAATTGTTCTATTAATTCTAATGGTTTTTGAGCTATATGTAACTTATTCTTACTTGTTAAAATAGGAAAAGTTTTTACTTTATATTTTAGACTAATATCACATTCATTATTAAAATAAGCACCCTTACCCCTAACATAAATAATAAATTCACTATCACTGATATATTTACCATTACATAATGGAGCAGGATTACTCTTTTTCCATACAAGTAAAGTAGTAGATAAATTTCTATTTTCAAAATAACTCATAATTCTACTTATTTGTTTATTACTACAAAAAATTAATATATTAGGTATCTTTTGTAATTTTAAAAATTTATCAAATATAGAAATATAGTCAAAACCACTATCTATGTATTTGACATCTTCTTTTACTTTTGTCATTCTATTTGCCAAAGGTTTTTTACCTTTACCATGATTATCTAGTTCATAGGGTGGGTCTATCAAAACTAAGTCTATATTTATATTCTTTTCTATTAAGTTATCCAATAAAAAATTACAATCACAATTATAAATTTTAATCGTATTTTCTTTATTAAACCAATAATTCATATTATCACTCCTTTAATAAATATAGGTAGTATTTAACTACCTATATTATTTTTATATTCATTTATCACATCTACATAATCTAATGATTTTAACCAATCAATGTCTTGTAAAGTAACCCATTTCATAAAATTAATTTCAAAACTATCTTTACATATTCTAAATGGAAAAGCTTCTTGCCAATGTTTTAAGTAATATTGATAACAATATCTTACACTTTTCCACTTGTTATAGTAGTTAGATTTCCATTTGAACATAAAACCTTTTTGGTCTATAAATACAAAACCTTCAAAATGATGATATTTATACCCTAGTAATAACTCTTTGAACTCATCAAAATTATTTAATATGGCTACTGTATCTACTACTCTTATAACTTTACTGTTTGAGGTTCTCAGATATTCTTTAAACTCATCTAAACACTTTAAGCTATAATTTATATCAATATTAACTCCATTGACCTCTAAACTGTTTTTAACAACATCTAATAGCACAAGTTCTTCCTTATTAAAATCTATTATATGTTTGTCTTTGAAAGATTTAACTTCAAATATAAAAGTACAATTTTCTTTACTTGCAAACTCTTGTAAATACATTTTTACATTGGAATTTTCTCTATCCCATAGTTCTTGAAAATAATTTTTCCAATCTCCTTGTGTAGTAGACTTTGTGGCTAATACTACTTCTCCATTCACTACTGACATAAGACCTAAAAATCCATTTTCTTTGTAGGTAGCTAATAATGGATATTGTAGATTTTCCATTAAATATTCATCTCTTGTTTCTACTCTTTCTTGATATCCAAAAAATTTGTTATAACTTCTGATTTTAACATCTCCTGTACCCTTATCTACAAATAGTCCTCTAGTTTTTATTGTAATATCATTCCATTGTTTCTTTCTAAAAACATTATCTCCAAAGTTAAGAGATAATAAATTAGGTTCACATTGTTTTACTTTTACTAATTTACTTAATATGAGTTTATTTACTTCTTCATTTTGAGTTAAATTCTTACTTTCTGTTCTATTGTATTTTTCTCTTTCTTTGTTAAAATAATCTTTATCATAAACTTCATTCTTTATGCTTTCTAATCTAGGTTCTTTTCCTTTTTCAAGTACATAATACATCAAATTTCCACCAAACTCTACTTGACCCTCTAAATTAATAGAATGTTCTGTACACTTATTAGCTCTATGACCAAATATTTGAGTAAAATCTTGACATTTACCTAGTGCATAGTTATTTTCATAAATACCACTTATGTCATCTTCATAATCTCCAATACCTTTAATCATATCATCTGTTGCTATGTAAGTCATAAGAGGTACACTAGGTAGTCCTGCATGAGTACATAAATATTTTTTACCATCAAATTCAAAAGCATATGCTTGTCTTTGTTTCTTATAGAATTGTCTACCTTTTGACTTAAATTGTTCTATCTCTTCATCATTAAGTCCATCTATTAAAACTTTAAGAGTTTCATTTAAAAACTTTTTACTCTTGATTTCTCTACCTTGACACCAACCACCTAGATTTAATTCGTGATTCCCTTCAAGTAATATAACATTTTTTAAAGTTGATAGATACATCATTCTTTTTAAAGTTTCCTTGTGTTCAATACCTCTATCTAAATAATCTCCTAAAAATACATATAATGTATCTTCTCTAAATTCTTCTTTTTCAAACATTTGTCCTAATACTGTATTACAAGAGTGTATATCTCCAATTATGATAACTCTATTGTATTTATCTGTAATATTATCTACATAAAAATTATTAATATCTTCTATTTTATCAATCTTTTTTACACCTTTTGACAATTCTGTTTGACTAATTAGAGTATGACATCTCTTTATCGCTTCTTCGGGTACAAATTTATATTTATCTCTAGTTCTATTTCTTTCTAAACAAGTTTCCAAAGGTACATCTAATTGTTTTACAAATATAGTATACTTATACATTTCTGCTAATGCTTTATAATTATTTAACATTTTTTGAGTAGAATGAGTAGCATCTATTACTGTAAAATCTCCTTTTTTCATTCTTTCTTCAAGACATTGTAATAACATACCCCAAGCTAATCTATCATTCTTTTGGCTTATTGAAAATTCTCCATCTAAAGATAATATAGGATTTTGAATTGCTGTTCTAAATTCATCTGCACATAAAGTATAAGGTTGTAAATGATTGTCCTTTATAAAGTGGCTTTTACCTGACCCCATAGCTCCTCTCATTAATAATAGTGTTCTCATTCTATCACATCTCCTTTTGTAGTCATTATAGTAGAATATAGATGAGTTATCAAATATCTACCAAAATCTCTATTTAAAATTTCTCTACCATCCAAAGCAGTTATTATTAAATTCTCATTCAAATAAGATATTTCTATATTAACACCTAACTCTACAAACTCATCTATAATATTCAATGAATTTAATACTTGAGTTATTTTATTTTTAATATCTTTGTCTTCCTCATACATTTCTAAAAATAAAGAAGGTATTTTATTTTTACCTATATACTCAATTTTAAAATTTTTTACTACTAATCCTAAATTTCTTAAAATGTTATTTTTAAATATATCAAAATCTTTTAAATTTCCAATATCTACCATAATAACCCTCCTTTTTATATTTTAATTCTATCTAATTTCTCTCTAAACTCTTTATTTATTTCTTCTATTGTAGGTACTTTAACATCTGAATTTAAAACCCATTCTCTTGTTATAGGTTTTTGTTGAAAAACATCATTTCTAAATAACTCATATAGTTCTTTTTGTGGTGTAGTAAGCACATCTATACACTCTGCAACATATAATTCAACTTGATTCATAAAATATTTAGATTTTAGAAAAGTATGTCTAGGAAAAGTTTTAAGCACTTCCCACAATTCATAATAATTAGAACCAACTATTAAATTATCTCTATATTTTAAATATCCAATTTCAATCCAAGACTTCATATATCTATCAAACTCATATACACCTATAAGTTTATTTCTTATACTATGAAATTCTTTATACCAATAGCTATATAAAAAATCTGCTATATAACCATAATAAATAGTTAATTGTGAAGTAAAACTCTTAAACATATCTGTAATTCTATCTTCAAATTTTTTATATCCTATTGTTTCTAAAAATTTAGTATCTGCTTGTTCTATTAAAACTCTCATACTTTTAACAAATATAAGAATAGCATCCATACTATACTTCTTTTTAAAAAAGTTATTCCAATTTTCTTTATATAACTTTTCTAAATCTAACCAAGTACATTTAAAAGTTAGATTGTTATTACATTGTTCTTTTATCAATGTTTTCATATAGTTATCATATTGTTCTTGTTTTGTTAATGCCAAAATATCACTTCCTTTCCTTATATCTATTTTAAAGCTCTCAGAGGTATTTAAAAATGATTTTATAACTAAGCCATATAATTTATCCAAAAACTTTTTAAAATAGTTTTTAGACATACTACAGAGCTTCAAAATTAATTTTGAACTCTATTTTATAATTTTATATCCTTTAGAATTTATTTCTAACATTCCTAACTCAAGAAGAGCATTTAATCTATTTTGTATTTCTTCTTTGTTAGCTAGGTTGGTATTAATTTTAGATACTTTCACTAAAACATCTTCTAATGAAAATTCTCCTTTCATAGAAAGTATAATAGTAGACATATTTACTACACTTGTATCTACACTTTTTGTAGGTCTAATAGTAATAACTTTATTTTCAATATCATATTCTATTAATACTTCGTTATTATCTAATTTATTAAATCCCATAGCTTCTACTTTTTTCTTATTGAGAATAAGTCTAATACTCTCATAACCTTTACCTATATTTAACCAATTCAATTTATTTGTTTTCATAATATCAACTCCTTTATTTAATTTTATAGTATTATTTGTCCTAAATAACAATTTGTATCTCTGTCAAAGTGCATGCAGACCAACTTATACCCAAGTCTTATGCAAGTTTTAACTATAGCAAGTGTTACTACAGTAAGACCTGTTACATATAATATTATTTGTACATCTTTTCCATTTAGACTATATAATTCATTAAAATAATAGTCTACATCTTGTTGAATTTTCTCTACATCTGTAACATCTTGTATCTCATTATTAAATATATAATCTGTTACTGGTAGTTGATGTCTACCTTTAATTGTTCCTAAACTTATTTTTAACATAATCATCACTCCTTTTTGGTTTTATATAATCATTATAGCATATAAAATATATTATGTCAATAAAAACTTTAAAATATTTTACTAAAAATAAAAGAGTAGAAAACTCTACTCTTTATCTAACAGATTTCTTATAGCCTAACTCATCTAACAACTCGCATATCTTTTCTATGCCCTTTTGATATACTACTGTTTGAGGTACTACTTGATTACCTTTTTCTGTTACTATAATTTTGAACCAACCCCTATCTACATATTGTTGATAAGGTTCATTATTAGCTCTTAGAATTTCATTAATTCTTAATATTTCAAATAATTTGTTTCTACCTATACCAACATAATTTATTAACTTAGCAACTTCTGACATAGTAAATGTCTTATCTTTATCTGCTATAGTATCGTATAATTCTACCTTATGTTTTTGATTTTTTAATTCTAAATCTTTTAATATAACTTTATCTTTTTCTTCTTTAAGATTATTTTCAAGAGGTTGAACATACTCTATATTAAATTTGGCTATATTTGTTGCTATTTCTAGTTTAGATTGTGAATTAACAATATTTAGCATTAAAACATCTTTTGTAGATAATTGATTTTCTAATTCTATAATTCTTTTCTCTAATTTTTCTATATAAAGTATAACGGCTTTTCTTACATATTTAGATTCTCTCATCAAAACTTGTTTAGCCTGATTTAAAGTTAGTACAAACATAGGATATTCCTTACCTCTACTGTTTATATAAGTTGACTGGGAAATTTTTCCCAGTGAGATTTCTTCTTCAAATTCATCTCTTACAACTTTCAGTAAGTCATTGTGTCCAAGTTCTGTTCTATTCCCTTCTTCTTTTCTAAATATATTTATCTGCTCTAGTAATTCCAAACTATTAATAGTATCTTTAACCTTAATTTCTTGTTTAGGTTCTTCATTTACTTTCTTATTAAAGAAATTAGTACACATATAGTTGTATCTCTCCTTTGTTTTATTATCTTCTAATATTTCTAAAAATTTTAAATACCCACTATCAGATAGTAAATACTTATCTTTTAATTCCAAGTTATTATCTTCATTTAATTCAAGTAGTTCTTTGCTTTCAAATTTATCCTTGTATAAACCAATAAGTTCTTCTACTTCTTTGACTTTGTACTTATGTAAACTTGCAATATCTACTGTTCCTATATAAGCTACTCCATCTACATTTAGACTTTTAACTTCATAATCTCCTAATTTAATAATGTTATTTAAGTGTAATTTCATTAACCATCACTCCTTCCTCATTTTCTAATAATGGTGTTACCATTATCTTTTTGTTTTTAAAATCGTACTCAACCAAAACATCTCTACAACCATTTTTACTCATACCCATTTGTTCCATAGCTTTTTTATTGAGTATAAGTCTAACTGCCTCATCTCCATTACCTTTTTTACCAATAGGAAACCAACTTACTTTATTAATTCTTTTCACTTAATCACTCTCCTTGAATTTAATGTCTAACTTATTATAGCATATGATTTTAAATGTGTCAATAATAAATTTATAAAAATTATAGAGGTGTATTTAAACCTCTATAATTCCTTTTCTAATGTTTCTCTAATTATCTTTATGAACTCTACATAACTTTGTCCATCTAGATTTTGTAATTTTTTATCTAACTTGTATAATTTTATCTTTATTCTTATAAAATCTAATATTAATATTCCAAAAACTATTAATAGCAAAACTAATACAATGTTTAATTCTCTAATATATCATCACTCCTTTTTAAAAGCTCTACAATACCCTTATTTAAGTTTATATAGATAAAGGTATACTCCTTATAGGTATCCTCATCTAACTGCTCTAATTCCCATTTATAATTCATTCTAATAATCAACATACAACTCATTTCAGTCTTATAAATAGCAACTCTTTCAGGTTGCATATTACAATAGCAACCTTTTCTGTATGCACTTCTAAAATATCTTCTTATTTCAGATGTTCTCTTAATATTCCATACACCTTTCTCATAAATATCATTCCATAGAGTAAAGCTATTGTAATTATTCTCTTCTTTAGATTGAATATTAAAAGATAGAATATATCTACATAGAAAATTAACATATCTTTTTAATCCTATTTGTTTAGGAATATGATAATTGTAACTCTTAATTAATCTATGATTTCTTTTCTTGCTCATAGATTATCCTTATATAACATACATAGCATAATCCTTTGCACATTATTTTCTATTGTAGTACCCTTTCTAACATTGTAGTTTTTTACAAAAATTTGAAAACAATTTAGTATTTCATATAATATAATTTCTTTTATAGAATTATCTTTAAATGTAAATATTACATCTTCTAACTCGTAAGAACCAATATACTCAAGATTAATTTTATCTTTTGTTTGTAAATCTACTTCATGTATAGTATCTTTGACTTTCACTTTTAAAGCAACTTTATGCTCCTGTTCTGAAAACAACATATCCATAATACTAACTTTTTTATTCTTGATTCTGTCAGGAACTCTATTTACTATTTCAAAATACTCTTGTAAACTATTTAATTCCATTTACTACCTCCTTATTTCATCTTCTTTAGCTCTTCTTCACTAAAATTATTATATCTTTTCTTCCATTCTAGTATCAAAGGATACACTCTAAGTTTATTAATACACCAAAATCCACCCATAACATCTTCTAGTTTAGAATATTTATCTGCATATAACATATAATAAGTATATATAGTTATCCAAGCTACTTCTCTTAGTTCTAATGCTATTCTATCAGGTATTTCAGTAGGTAAAATTTCATTATTATTAACATCTACTTCTTTATATATCCAATCTTTAAGACTTACATACTCTGCTAATTCTTTCAAAGTCTTATTGTTTATTGGTCTAAATAAAATAAAATGTATAGTATTAGTTGCTAATAGTTTAAACTCTATTCTTATTTGATTTCCTTTTACTACACTAATATGAATTATCTTTATATTATTACTATTTAAATTACATTGTCTTGAAGCTTTATCATTTATAAAATATGCAAAGAAAAATTCATTTAATGTAATTCTAGATTCGTTCATTTAATACCTCCTATTAATATTTATTTTATATAATTATAGCATACTTTCTATAATAAGTCAAGTAATATTTTTATGAATGTATATTAGGTAAAATTATATAATATGCTTGACTTTATGTTAATATTATGATATAATACAATAAATTTACTTTGTGATAGTCAACAGAGCTAAAGCTCTTTGGGTTGTGTTAGATTATTTTTATATATTATATTATATAGAATTTATCTCTGAACATAGCATAAATAGGTAAGTTAAGATATATGAATTTTCGTGCATTTTTTGAAATAAGTCCTACCATTGAAAAATAGGCTAGTTGGGAGAAATTTTTTACAAGCCTCAACATACCATAAAATCAGTGTTTGAAAATCTTAGTAAACATCAGTATTTTATGCTATTCACTATCAATTTTACATTGGTATTATTGAATAAATTTTTGCTAACCAAATTACTAAATTGACTATCAAAATTGTAAGAATGAATATGATACATAAATTACAAAATCATTGGTATATAAAGAAAAAATAAAAATATACATAATACTAATACTATATTGACATAAGTTAATCAACATAATAATTTATGATACTTATATTGAGTTTTGTCAATATAGACAATCAAAAATCTTAGTATTTATGCTATATTCTTATAACACTATAATAGGAGGTACTAATTATATGAAAAAACAAAAGAAAGAAACAAATATGGAAAGATGGATAGGATTAAACAACTTTAATCTTAGATATACTGCATTAAGTGAAAATAGAAATACAAATATACAAATAGTAGATGCTATTTGTGGTAAAGGTAAAACTCAATGGGCTATACAGAACTTAATAGATAATTATAAACACCATAAAGATAAGTTTATCTATGTTACTCCTTTCCTAGAGGAACTAGATAGAATATATGAAAGATGTAAACAAGAGAACATATATGTTTATATTCCTATGGTTAGGAAAGATGAGAATACTAAAGAGTTATTATCAAAAAGTAAAGAAGTATTTAAGGCTATACAAGAAGGTAAAAACATAATTATGACTCATAAACTATTTGAATATATTACTATAGATTGGTGTGAAGAGATAGAAAGACAAGATTATGATTTATATTTAGATGAAGTGCCTAATGTATTTTCTAATGATGTCTTATCTTCAAAAGATTGGAATTTATTAATATCAACTAAAATGATAGAATTAGGAACTTATTTAGATAATTGTAAATATCCAGAAGTTAATTGGATAGATAAGGATTATATAAATTCAGAAGACAAAACTAAAGGATTATATGAAAATTTTATAAATAAATGTGTTTTTGGACAAGTGTTAAAGAAAGGTAATTCTTATATTTATACCTTACCTATGCACATATTTTTTATGGTAAGAAGATGTTATATTCTAACTTATATGTTTGAGGGTCAGTATTTAGCAGGGTTATTAAAACTATATTCTATACCTTATACTTTGAAAAGTGTTTATAAACCTAACTCTAAATATTTTTTAATCTCTTATAATATACAGGACACTATTAAGGAATTTAAAGAAATATATACAAAAATACATTTATATGAGGGTTCTTTAAATAGTAAAGATAAAAGAAAGTTTGCTTTAACTTATACTTACTTAAACAATAAAGATAAGGAAATTGAGATTAAACAATTAAAAGCAAATATACATAATTACATAACTAATGTATGTCCTTGTAAATCTGAGAGTACACTATGGACTACTTTAAAAGATAAAAAAGAATTTTTAAAGGGAAGTGGATATACCAAAGGATTCTTATCTTTAAATGCTAGAAGTACAAATAAATATAAAGATAGAACTGTATTAATTTATTTATATAATAAATATATAAATCCTGTTTATGAGGATTTATTTAATGCAATAGGGGGATATACAGGTGTTCGTTCCCAATTAGATGAGGAACTATATGCTTTATCTGAATTAGTACAATGGATGTTTAGGAGTGCTATTAGAGAGAAAAAAGATGTATATTTATACTTACCTAGTTATAGAATGAGAGAGAAAATATTTAAAAATTTTGAAGAACTTTTTACTAGAAGTTATGAAAACTATATAAATTACAATAATAGAATAAATGAACTCATAGCTACTTATAAAAAAGAAAATATTGACAATCCAAAATAAAAATGTTATAATATATTATAGAATATTATTGATAAGGAGATGATGTTATGGCAATAACTAAAAAAGATATGGGTCAAGATGCTTTTAGGTGGTGTAATTTCCTAAAAGCAGAGTTTAAAATAACAGATAGTATAGCTCTATCTATATGGTCTAAATATATAAAACTTAAACTATTAGAAAATGGTATGCTAAATAAAAATATATTTCCATCAAGAGAATATGACTATCTTTGGTTTAAAACATTTAGAGATGATTTAGACAACTTCGTTAAAAATGTGAAAGGAATAGGATTACAAAACTATTTGAGAATAGTTAATGGGTTTAATTTTGACTATTTCACAATTACAACTTTTAATGTATTAATTGATGATTTTATTTCTAATGGTACAGAGGGTAGTACAATTTTACCTTTTAGTAAGTTTTTTAAGTATGTTATAGAAGTCACAGATGACTATAAAAAACAATATGATAGAACAGTTGTAGATAAACTTACAAAAGAAAATATCTTAAAGAAAATAAGAGAATCTGATGTATTGTTATTAGATGTAAATTGTAAGGTATTAGATACTTCATTAGAAGATTATGCAGAAAAAGTAGAATTTATTACAAGTAGAGAAGCTTATTGGATAGAAAAGACACTATTTAAGTATCTAAAACTATTAGAAAAAGAAAAATATGATTTTGTTACTAAGGAAAATATAGATTATGTACTAAAAAAGAGTAAAGCTAAATTAAATGAAAAACAAAGTCAATTTGTGTATAATTTTGCTCAAAGTGGCTTAAATTGTTTGATTGGAGTAGGAGGATGCTTACCTGTAGGTACTGAAATTCTAACAGAACAAGGTTGGTTAAATATTGAAAATTGGAATGGTCAAAAAATAATGGAAATTGATATAGACTATACTAAAAATATAAAAAATCAAACATTTAATGGGGTATTTAGACAACCTAAAGATTATATAGTTAAAGAAATAGACCAGTTTTATCAATTAAAAAGTAATACTATGGATTTAATAGTATCTGAAAATCACAATAATATACATATATCTAGTAAGGGTAGCATTAATTATTTATATACTTGGGAATTATTAGAAAAAGAAAAAAATATACAAAAAACTGGAAATATTATTAACATACCTGAAATCTTTACTTTTAATAATCACAATAAATTGCATTACACAAATGATTATATTAGACTTAAAGTTGCTGTTTTTGCTGATGGTAGTTTTAGTTCTAATGTAAAAAGTAGACCTAACTTGTGTGCTATAAATATAAAAAAAGACAGAAAGAAAAAAAGATTAGAACAATTATTAGAAGCTAATGGTATAGAGTATAAAATACATAAGTCTAGTGAGGGGTACTCAAAATATGTATTTGATATGGATAATAAAGATAAACATTTTGATTATACTTGGTATCTATATAGCTCAAATGAACAAAAAGAGATTATACTAGATGAATTAAAATATTGGGATGGAAGTTTAGGTATAGGTAATAGACTATTTAGATATTCTAGTACACATAAAATAGATGTTGATATTATTCAATTAATAGCTCATTCACTAGGTTATAGAGCTAGAATAGAGATAGATACTAGAGTAGGTAGAACTACAACTTATTCTTTAAATTTTTCTAAAACTAAATATGGAGTTAAATGTTTAGATATAAACAAAAATCGACCTAAAAGTTATATTAAAAAAGTAGATGCAGGAAAATATATGTATTGCTTTACTACTCATAGTGGAAATTTTTTGATTAGACAAAAAAATCAAATATATATAACAGGAAATAGTGGGAAGAGCTTCACTTCTAAGATTGCTATAGATAGTATGGTTAGAAGTGGCTATGAGGTGGTACTATTGACACCAACTGGGATTAGTGCTAAGGTTTTGACTAATTTTACAGGCAGACAAGCATACACTATTCATAGATATTTTATGGCTATGGGAGGTGTAGGAAGTTCTGAAGTAGTAGATTTGGATAATTATGAGGAACAAACTAATAATGTAAATGAACTGGTGTATTACTTTGATGAAAGTGGTATGTACAGTATCGTTCATTTTAAATTTATATGTAATAACATATTAATTCCCGCAATGAATAGAAGAGAAAGATTTTTATTAGAAAACCCTGATGCTACTAAAGAAGAAATACCAAAATTACCTAAATTAGTTTTTGTAGGAGATACTAACCAATTAGCTCCTATTTCTAGTGGTTGCTTTTTTAGAGATATTTTAGATTTAATAAAAGTTGGAAGTTTAAAAGCTAACTTAACAGAATTAACAGAAATAATGAGAGCAAAATCTGATACATATATTCCTTATATTTGTAATAAATTTTGTATAGACTATTCTCCTATGGAAGATAGTATGTATCTCAATGAAGAGCCTAATGTGTTAATGATACCTTTATCAGAGGAGTTAGAAACTGGGGATGCTTTAGCTAAATTTATATACGAATATATGGTTGAAATGAATAATGCTAACCCAAATATACCTTATACTTTTGAGAATACAACTATAATGTTACCACAAAAAGTAGGAGATAAAGGTACTAAAAATATTAATGATATATTGGATTCTTTATACAAGAAAGATAATCCTAAAGCTAAAACTATAGGTATGGTTACTAAAAATAACTATGATTTAATGGTATTCAATGGAGATAGATTTAGGTTAGAGAATAAAGAAGCATATGAAGAACACACTTATAAAGATAAAGAAACAGGACAAAAGAAAACTCAAATAATATATAAATATACAATCTCAATGCTAGATGATGATAGAATTGTAGAGTTTACTGATGGAGAAGTTAATTGGGAACTTGCTTATTGTTCAACAGTTCATAAACTACAAGGGTGTACTTCTGAAAATGTAATATTTGTAGCGAGTAGAACTCATACATTTATGTTGACTAAACAATTAGTGTATACTGCATTATCAAGAGCAAGTAAGACATTAACTGTATTATATGATAGGTTTACATTTGAAAATGCAAGAAAAAGAGATACAAAATATAAGAGAAAAACATTTTTAGGAGAAATAGTAAAATTAAAGAAAGGTGGTAGATTATAAATAAAATGATTAAATTAGAGTTCTTAGGAGGAGATGCTTAATGTTTACAGTAATGGGATTAATGAATGAAAAAACTAATGAATTAGATTCACTTGTAGTAAATAACAAAAAATATGAATGGGGAGGTTTTGAAAAAGGAATACCTCCTAAAACTTTAAAACAAATATACATAGATAATAATTTAGATATAGATGGAGTATTCTACTTTATTCAAGAGTTAGCTTATGGTGGAGAAAAAGATGAGGATAAACTTACAGTACAAGAAATAATGGAATTAAGAAATAAAAATTTATTTATTCTATATCTTATGACTTTAATAGGTTACCTAGCAATTTATACAGTTGAAGTTGAAGATAAAAATTTTAGTGATTATACTCGTGAAGAGCTATTAAATCTTGCAGAAAAAGATATATTTATAGCTTGTATTTTGGAAAATATGTTAAAATTATTTGGAGAAATACCTTTGAGTAGATTTTTTGTGGATTACAAAGGCACTTCAATTTTAACGGCTTTAGATAGCCAAAATAGACCTATCTATAAAGAGGGTAGTCAAGGTATAGAGCAAGAGGAGGAAATGCCAAAATGGGTCAATTAAAGCTCTCAGAATTGAAATTAAAAGATATGATGAGAAAATATTTTAATGAAAAAGTAGAAAATTTACAAAAAAGAGTTAGACAACTAGAAATAAAAAAGAAGTTTTATATTCTTACAAATGAAGATGATAAAGGGTGTATGTTATATGCTAAACATAGAAGTCTTTTTGGTAATCTACTAGGTATTGAGGTAATTATAGCACCTGTAAACTCAGTACAAGATTTAAAAAAGTATTTATTAGATATAAATAGTAATAAATACCCTTGTATGTTAGACTTACCTTGTAAAGATAATAATATATATGAAGTTTATAAACAAAAAATAACTAAAAATTTAGATTCAGAAGGAGTAGATATATCTTCTTGGTTAGATACAGAAAATTATATGTATGCTCCTGCTACTCCTAAAGGTATAATGCAATTTTTAGATTGGTTAAATATAGAAAACTATGATAAAAAGCAAATAACAATTATAGGAAAAGGAAAAACAGTAGGAAAACCTTTAATGAATATACTTACAAGATATTACAAAAATGATGTTATGTGTGTAAGTTCTACATCAAGTTTTGATTATATGATGTATGCTTGTAAAAATGCAGATATATTGATATGTGCTAGTGGGGTTAGAGGTAGTGTAGGAGATTTCCATACAAGTGATATAAAACCTGTTTTAGTATTTAATGTAGGAACTTGTGTATTAAATGGTAAGTTAGTCAATGAATATCAACCCACAAAACCAAATATACATTACACTGATACTAAGGATAGTGTTGGAATGTTGACTTTATTAGCTTTATTTGATACTGTAGTTAAAAGAATGGAGGATATACAATGAGAATAAAAGAACTATCAGAATATATAATTAATAAATATAAATTAAATAATATATTAAATGACATAAAAGATTATGA